GACGGGAGCCATTATTAAAAGATCATGATATGATCAATTACATTATGTTATGTAATTAGGAAGTCTTGACTCTATCCCGCCAGCTAAACCGAATAGTGCCAAGTGATTTCTTATTTTTTTGAATTAAAGATGAATAATGTTTATATAATGACTGATTACTGTTTAATTAATGCATAGATAACAATAAGGAGGAATTAAAATGCTTGCACACTGGTTAGAAAAACCAAGCGAATATGAATACAGAAACATGACAGATACATTGATGGGGGTCATTTTCAGTCTTCGAATTACGGACCAAAAAACATTGCAGATTGTAACTGGATGGTCCAGTAATCAAATACATGGAGCTTTGCAAAGAATTCGGACACTAGGAAAGAATTATCTGATTACCTGGCGACCAAAGTATCGATCACCATACGTCTACACTTTAGGAGAAAAAGGAATCCAGCATGTGAAAGCTATGAGGGATGATGCACTTGGATATGAAGAAGATGAATTATCTATCAGAGGTCAAATTGGTCATTTCATGGGGACTAATAGAATCTTATGCCGAGCTTTTCAGGCTGGTTTGCCTGTTGAAAACTGGTATTCCACCAGAGACACAATGTCGTTCCTGCACTATCAAATGAAACCAAAGAAATCGCCAGTTAACCCTGATGCTATGATAAAGCTTAAAGACAGTAGCCACCTGCTTGAATTTGACACTGGATCAGAGAATGGCGGAAAAATAGAAACAAAGATTCATCGTTATATGATGTTAGCTGTAATGGTCGGAAAACTCTTCCCGATTACATGGGTAACTACCAGAGATTCAAGAGTGAACCTTATTACTAGAAAAGCCCAAGAAGCAATTGGAACGTACCTCATCAAAATGGAGGAAGAGATTAAAAAGCGTAAACTTCCGATGAAGTTACCAGATGAAATGCCGATGATGTACGCATTCGTTGAAGGAGAAGAAACACCTTTCCTTGCTGGCCACAAAGCAACTCCAATATTAGGAACAGAGTAAAGTCTCTCAATCGCTGGGAGGCTTTTTCCTTTGATCAAGATGTTATATTATGTAAAATAATGAATTTTCCGAAAGGAGGTATAAATATATGTCTCTGCAAGTTTGGATGTCTTTTGCCATTATTGGGGTTTGTGCTCTATTAATAGGCGCAGTTCGTCTTATTTCTCCTTTTATCGGACGAAGCAAAAAGGAACAGAGGATGATGATAGCTTGTCTAATCATCATCCCTATATTTTCTCTTTTCATGTCATGGGTATTTACTCCGTTTATGCTATGGTTAGTTAACTAATGGTTGATTTTACCGGATGGAACACATCGCCACATTTGATATGATAAAGATCATACGTTCTATTCAGACGTAAATCTAAATAGGACATATGGTTGTGCATAGAGCCGCCGTTTTGGTGGCTCTTTTGCTTACAAAGCTCGAACCTTTTCCAACAACTCCAGATATCTCTTTAATCTACTTTTAGCTGTGCGAAGCTGTTCCGCTTGATTTGCGGCTTCAAACTGTTTAATCTGTGCTTTCGTCGCTTTGATTGATCCATTCACCATTTTCTCTAACTGCTGTCTATCCCACATATGGAACTCCATATATAAAACTGCCTCCTATTTTTAATTGTGAGAGTGTTTTATGCATTCCGAATACATAACCATTAACTCTACCATTTTCGTTCGAATTTACCCCTATAGAGTTCGAATTTTGGCTATATATTAATCTATCAGATACCTATATTAATCTATTGGCGAAAATTGCTCGCGTCCTTCTTCTAAAATACGCAAAGATTCCGCACGCATTGCCATTAACTCTTCATCTGTCATTTCTTCTTCTTTTCCTGATGCTGCTTCCAGTGATCCCTTTTGGATCTCGTTTTGTGCAGCTATTGAAGTTGGTAGGTTACCTTCCTTTATCTGCTTCTTTTTGCTTTTGGGTTTTTTCTTATCCTTCCAATGCTTTTTCTCATGGGCTTCTACTTCTAGGATTGATTTCAATTCTAATTTAGCCCAATTTTTCAACATGCCTTCTATGTATGCAATCATGTTTTCTTCTTTACCTTTTTTGACTGTACGCTCTACAGCAAGTTTTGTTAGTTCTTCTCCATGAGTTTCAATAAAAGATTCTAGTTTCGTCTTTGCATACTTGGTAAGCTTGTAATTTTCTTTGTAAATTTCAATAGATGATTTATCAGCATCAGTACTTACATACATACTAGATTTAGTATTTTTAGTATTAGGTTTATTAACCTTAGTATTATTATTGTCCTGATTTTCCGTATCCGGTTTTCCCGTATCCGGTTTTTCAGGAAACGGTTTTTTTTCTTCCGTTTCCTGATTTTCCGTATGCGGTAGAAGTCCTTGTTTATCAAGCTGTTTCATTGCTTCTTGTACATCCTCTTTGTTGTCGCTGAATATGTATATCATCTCTTTGAACTTTCCTTTTTCCATCACTTGAGTTCTAAAGAAGTATCCGTTTTCAATAAGTTCGTTTATTGCCTTGTAATGTGCATCTCTACCATTTTTGGAACGCTTGATAATTTCTTTCATGTGTATTTCCCAGTCATTCGAATTTGATAAAAAGATAGATAAAAGACCTTTTGCCTGTAAAGATAGCTCTGGATCATCTAACATTGAATTGATAATAGTTGTAAATCCGCTACGTCTTGCATTGATAAATCTTTCTTTAGCCATGCCAAATACCTCTCCCATTAGCCTTACTGGAGAGGACCGCCGCACGTTTTACTTCTAGATGTATACATACAATTGTCATGGTCGTTTTTCTTTTTTGTGTATTGACCACTAAATAGAAATTCGTTACAATTGTGGTGATAAATTTGATTAAATGTAAAGCAGTTGTTGTCAGCGACTACTTTACGAAGTGCGGCGTCCTTGTTCCCAGCAAGGCGCTTTTATTTTTTTGTTGGTTTATTTTACTGCCTATGATTCTACCAATATTTACATCCTGCGACAAGTGGATGATAGTTTCATAGATTCTCGCATTAGTTGAGGGAGCAAATCTGCTCCCTTTTTTATTTGGATGTTTACTAATACTCTCGCACTTTCATAATTTCAATGAATGAAGTCTGCTCTGGATAATACCAGCTCTTTGATGAGGGATGGATCAAAATTTTCAATCCTTTTTCTCTGCCCCATTCTTTGATTGTCTCTTTTTCGTTCTCTGTGTAATCCATATAAGGATGGGAAGTGAGTATTTTTCCATTATCTTTGCTCAGATACAAGGAAACATGGTCAAAAATTTGAATGCCTTCCACTTCTTTCGTATGAGACCAATATTGACTAGGGGTTCGCTTTCCTAAAACAGACCACCAACTTTTGGTGGCTTGCGACTCTTTATAAATCCCCCTTAACTTTGCCCATGCTGTAAATAACTTAATTCTCTTCTCCAATTCATTTCTCTCTTCTGGGTTTTTACGTGCTCTTGAACTGATACCACTGAGATCTGTTTGTAAGAATAATTCTGTGTAATTAATTTGCCCCAATGTGTTCACTCCTTTAGTGGTTTGAAGAATTGGGAGACGTTGAAGTAGGAATCGTCTCCCAACGTCTCCCATGCGGGTTCGTGGCTATTTTGTGTCAATGGATTTTTTGGCGATACGAGCGTAATGATCACTCAATCCTCCTTCTTCCATTAACTCCTTTTTTGTTGGTATTCGCCCGAGTCTATTCATCAAATCATTAGCGGTTTGTATTGCCTGTTGCCTTGCGTCAGTGTTCGGTTTAAATAGGTGATCTTTTTCCTGAGTCTCTGCTTTGGCTTCAATAACTTCAGTAGTATCAGGAGAAAAGAAACCTATTTGTCTTTTGAATGGTACCACCTCAGCTTGATTACTCTGCTCCTCTTGGACAGTGGTTGCGATAACTTCATGTACTTCTGGTTGGGGTATAGGTTGGTTAAAAAACTCCGGGAGACCGTCTCCTATAACCTTTTTCCGTTGCTCCTCAAATTTCCGAGCTTCTTTTATTAGTTTCAAATCCGGCTTCTTAGCTTCCCATTTCATCCACTCGATGCGTTGAATAGCTTTCTCTTCGTTTATGTCTCTCTTAGCGTCTCTTAGACGTTCTCTGATGCTTTTGGTGTATGGCAGATCTTTTTTAGTCAACCACCACACCAAGGTAGTTTCCATTAACCACATAGCTCCAGAAATAACTAGACCTGCGATATGTCCAAGTACTGGTTCTATACTTCCAAGTCCATACATATTTACAGCAGTTACTATAGCAAAAAAGAAAAAGTAGCCAATCTCTAAAAACAATGGTACATTGCGTTGTGTTGCTCGTTGATATCCTCTAATACCTAACAATAGAGCAAACATAAATTCAACAACACCTGCTGCTAGATAAGGGTTTACTCCGAATATTGCGGCAAAATTTGCCGTGTTATTGAACGAAAGACCAATGACTACTGCTGCTAACAAAATTCCAGCAATCAGTATCAATATGTCAATTACTTTTGATGCTTTTCTCATTTTTGTCTCACTCCTGTTGATTTTTTTCATGTACACTTAACGGGAGTCTTTTTGTAAGACTCGTTCTCGAGGTTTGCTGGTGTTGTTTGGACGCTCGCCAGCAAACCTTTATTTATCCTCCTTCCACAACTCCTCAGGAATATAGGCTTTCAATGCCTCAGCAATAACATCTTGCATCGTCAATTTCTTGGTAGCTGCATATATTTTCAATGCATAATGTAGATTCTCATCCATGTAAACCCTCATGTTTTTTAATTCACTTTTTCCTTCTGACATTTTTCCACCCTCCCTTATTCATAATATTAGCACATTTAGCACATTTGTGCAATTACTAATTAAATAAAAAAAGGAGCCTTTGAAAGCTCCCTTTTACATCTTCGGTATATTAAGTTGATCTAAATAACGGTTGATGGCTTCCATAACTAAATCTTTTTCAAACTTATGACCTGAGAGAGCTACCCCAACTTTTAGCCTTCTATTCAGCGATTCCGGTACATCGAATGTTTTCTTCACTACAGCTTCCTGTATTCCTGTATTTACAGTTACCTGTGAACCTGTATTTTTGGTTTTCTGGGTAACTGTATTTCTGGATTTACGGGAACCTGTTTTTACAGCTTTCTGTATTTCCTTAATTACAGAGTCCTGTGTTTGTGTATTTCCGGTATCCTGTATTTCTGTATTTACATCTTCTTGTAATTCCGGTTTTACAGTTATCTGTGTTTCTGGGATTACAGAATTCTGTAAAACTGGATTACCAGTTATCTGTAACTCCTCTTTTATGGGTTCCTGTATAACTGTAATTGCGGTTTCTTGTAATCCTGTATTTACATTATCCTGTAATTCGGGTAATACAGTTTCATGTAATTCTGGTTTTACAGATTCCTGTATTCCTGTATCGCTGGAATTGTGTAATTCTGTGTTTCCGGTTTCCTGTGTTATTGTAATCACGTCTTCCTGTTGTTCTGTATTTCCGGAATTCTTTAAATCTGTATTACTGTCATTATGTAAACCTGTATTTACAGGTTTCTGTGATTCTGTATTTATGGAATCCTGTGGATCAGGTTTTTTTGTTGTTTTTTTTCGAGGAATATCATTCAACATGTCATCAAACAATTTACGCTTCCGCACGTTCGATCAGCTCCTTAACAAGTGATACATAAGGTTTTAGGGTTACCCGATCCTTAGCGGAATCCTTTTTAACTCCAATCAGAGAATATTCTTTGATGCGTGTTCTACGCTTGATAATAGTGTCAAAAATCAGATCTTTAAACTGTATTTTCGCTTTTTGATAAACGGACTCGTCAAGACTAGCAACACTATCCATCATGGATGTAATGATTCCGAGGAATTTCATATCCTTGTTAATCTCTTCTTGTACAAGATCAACCGTTTCCTCATAACGAAGTAAACCATCATAACAAAATGGCTCTGGTTGGAAGATGGCAACAGCGAAATCACTAGCAGCCAATCCATTCAAAGTATGATCTCCCAAGTTTGGAGGCAGGTCGATGATGATGTAATCATAGTTTTCTTTGAGAGGTTTGATAGTGTCAGCCAGTAAAGTGAATGGATGCCCCTCACTATATTCTGTATAGAGATACTTGGAGAGATAAGCCAAGTAATCGTCAGCAGGGATAATATGGAGATCATCTGTAATTTCATGTATGTATTTCTTTGCGTCTTTTTCTTTTAGTGCTTCAAAGATCGTTCGGTCCTCAAAATCGAAAAGGCTTTGCCGTGTCATCATTTGCGTCAGATTCCCCTGACTGTCAAAATCGACTGCTAAAACCTTATACCCAGATTCAGATAAAAGATCGCAAATCATGGCGCAAGTGGTGGTTTTACCAACTCCACCTTTCCCGATCCCAATCGATATTACTTTCCCCATAATAAAAATCCTCCTCCTGTAATTCTGTATACCTGTATTTCTGTATTTATGGTATATCTCCTACATAATAACATGGACAAATAAAAAAAGCCTGACCAGCAGTGCGCTGATCAGGACAGAGGATTTATTATTATGGTATTTTTATCATAACAAAAACAAAAAAGCCTGACCAGCGTTAACCGATCAGGAGAGAGAGATTTATAAGATGTTAGATCAGAGTATATCACAAGTGAGGGGAAACATTTGGAGCAACCGAAAGCTTATGTTTTATGGATGACTGATGAGGAATTAGAGAGCCTTTATCAATCTGTTAGAATCCGGAGTTCTAACCTTGAAAGCTACATAGAAGATAACTTTAATCTTCATGATGATGAATCCTATCTTGGTGAAAATGAGCATTATGTGGAAACGAAATTGGAACTACAACGATGTGAGAGTTTAGCTAGTATGTTGAAAGAAGAATTGAATAAATCAAATGTGGATTTATTTGATTAGCGAGGGGCGGAAACCCTCGCTTTTTTATTATCAGTTGTTTTCTTTGAAATGCCTAATCACATTGTCAACAGTGTTCGAAAAGAAACCCGGATTCACTTCGCCAGCATCTTTACGTGTAACGCTCTTTTTGACAAATGTTCCTGCCTCAGTAAAAACAATGATATCGCAAAGTTGCGCATTGGTTTGTATGTCATATCCAACAGCACGAAGAACCATAGCGGGGTAAGTATCACCTTCCGTATCTGCGAATTCATCAGGTGCAGGGTAATATAAACACTGATCACCGACCACAAGATCATACTCAGGAAATGTAATCATCTATTTTGTTTCCTCCTCTTGATACATCTCATTGAGTGCCTTTTGTAATCCTCGAAGATCATAACCACGCTTGAGCAATAGAACACAATTGGCGTTAGCCTCCATGGCCCATGTTACTTTCTCATGGATCTCATTAGGATGTTTACTGCTACGGATTCCAATAAGCTCGTAGTCTTTGAGATACGAGAGATCATACATATTTTCTGCTGTTTTGGGTGCTGTTACAGCTGTAGGATTACTTTTAATCAGATTGATAAAAGAACTCCAGCCACTTGCGCGAAGCCTACGCGGACAGTTTTTGCCACTCCACTTGTTATGCTGGACCACGTTTCCGATCGGGATGTTGTGTTTGGACATGAGATGACGAACAAGCCAAGCAACGTTTTCTTTGGCTTTGGCAAAGTTGCCATCACTGTTCACGCATATTTCGATGCCGATACTCTTTAGATTGCCAGTTCCACGCCCATCTCCCGCATGCCATGCAACCTCATTATCAGGAACGCTTTGATATATCTCGGCCTCATCAACCGAATAATGCCATGATGCAGTCCTACTGTTACCTGAAGCCTGTAACCTTGCATGAGCAGATGCATCTGCTCCCTTATTTGTGTTATCCGTTTCATGTATGGTGATATAAATGGGATTCATCTTTATTCCTGGTCGTGTATTTCGGTTAGAGGTTGGTATCAACTTTTGTTTTATCTCCATCGCTTGTGACCTCCTTATCGTCGCTGTAACCAGCGTTTTCCGTCGTGGGGTTACTGAGTATCCCAAATACAACTAAAAGCGAAATAAGAGCCAATAGAGTCTCTTTCACAACACCCCATTGCTCAGGTAGTACTGCAACTCCAAATGACTCCAAGACTATTGGAATAAAGGAAATAACGCTGATCCAAAGACCAGCGTTACGAAATCGATTATTTTTCATGATGATTACTCCTCTACTTTGATAAGATGATTTGAACTGCCCACGCTATAAACCCCGCCGTAGTGGTGATAAAGATGGTGAACATGGTCCAAAAGCGAGCCTTCAAATCTTTGATTTGTTGCTCCAAATCGTTCACCTGTTTGATATTTCTTTTCTCTACTTCGCTTATTTGTTGAACATTGCTATTTTCTACTTTGTTAATATCAGATTGTAATTGGGCTAAAATAGAGCCTAGCACAGCGATGTTCGTTTCTAATTTATCAAGCCTTGTATCCAATTTATCTAATTTTTTCATCAGATCATATTGTGTATGTTGATGTCTAGTCATGTTTATGTACCTCCTTGACACTCACCCCCAGAAAAACAAATAAGCATCACTAGGTGCGATACTTTATAAAATAGAATTGCTATTTAGATAATGAAGCGCAGCATGCATCGTCGACATGCCTGTCGTGATTCCAGCGCCGCACTCTTGGTACACTTGAAATTGAACATAATCACCAGCAAACAAGCGAACCATAGCAGTAGTCGAAAGACCAATAGCCATGTTAGGAGCGTATATTTGCTGTAATCCTACAACTGCGGTTCCGTTTACCATAAATCGAATGATACGGCGTGGAGCAGCTACCGAAGGTGCACCAGATGGACCGCCGAATGTAGCCGAACCGTATAAAAGATAGAATCCATCCTGTGTACATATCAAACGTGTATTATCTGTTCCTGAGTACATCGTGTCTTGTGTGATCCAATCGGTGGCACCTGAGAGGTTTACACTTGTAAAAATGTTGTTTGCTAGGGTGAAATTGACTCCGTCTTTGCGGACAGACGGTGCTAATGTGCTAAAAGTTGCAAATACTCTTCTATCAGTAAAGGTAAAAGAAGAGGCGCTAACGGCACCATTAGGAACCGCTACATTTGCCAGAGGAAGATCCCATGTGTTGGCGTTCTGTACAGGTGTTGTAGTTCCCTGTAGTACCTGATATTGGATGGTGTTATTGACGAAATCAGCCCGAATAACAACAAGATCCGTCCGTGTTGATCCTGAACTATTGGAGTTAATCGCAAGAGTAGCGGGTGTACCTGTATGAGAAAAAAAATGACCTCTAACCCACGCTTTACCCGCTTCTATTTCAATCTGCATTCCTGATCCGTCAGAGACAGCGCAATTATCTGAAGCTGTCATCCCTGTACCCTCTGCTACGATTCCAGTTGTTTTCATTTTCCGCATCATTTCACGCCATCGGGATTCAGTACTATTGGCACCAAGACCCGAATCGAAAGGAAAATAATCATAAGTTGGCATCTTATCACCTTCTTTCTATTTTGCCTACACGACCCTGTAAACGTCGGTAATCATCGAATAAACGAAATGCGGTACCAATGTAAGTCCCTGGAGTCCCTACAAAAGGCGTGATTATTTCCCCATCTTTGTCTAATGTTATCTGCACAGAGCGAATGACATCATGAATGGTTTCTCCTTGGACTTCGACTGTAGCTTTATATCCTAAGTCGTAATCCTCCATAAATCTAGTACCCTCAACATCTATCGGGTATATTTCAAGCCGTGTTTTCTCGGTCCGCTCCTCTAGTTCGTTGTAGAGCGCTTGGAGTAATTCAGCTTCTACAGTGGTCTGCCGTTGGTCTAGAAAATACTCAATTGTTCCATATAACAAGCGGCTCGGCTCGTCCCCAGTGCCCACGAAATACCGCGCTGTATTCTCACCACCACCGCCACAGAGAATGTAGTTACCCTCGGGAGCTTCTACATGATATTTATAGCCGGATAAATTCCGTCTTTCCTTGCTGAAAACTACGGTCCCTGTTACATCTTCGGGTTCAAACACTTCAAATAACAAAACCGGAATTTCAAAAAAATCGTCATAGGATTGGATGACTCGGAATCCTAATCCACCAGATAAAGCGGCTTCCTTCAGCTTGTCTATCAAGTAATCATATCTACTACGTACGGTGATTGTTGTACCTTTTAATCCGTCTGTAGTGGTAGCGAGTAAGGGAATAGCGCGACCATCGACAGCCAAGTAACCGATGTTATTTTCTACAAGATGAAGCATACAGGTTTCGGAAGATCCTGTTACCACGTCATATCCTATTCCTGTACCCCGATGGAATCGATATTGACCATCTTCTGGAACCGGAGGAACAGCCATTCGAGTGGCAAGCAATCCAGTATCATCGATTCCATAGACAATAAAAGAACCATTATCTTCGTCACTGCTCCAATCTTCATTCATTTCTATATTGCGGATTGGACCAGAGAAAATGATATTACCGTCACGAGTTACGATGATACCGCCCAATCCATTGCCTTCTCTGCGAACTTCAAGAAGCTTGTTTATTGATTCTGTTTCCTCTGGTGGTAACTCCAATATCCATTTGCCCACGTCGTTAAAATTCATGTTGAGGGTTAACTTTGTAAAGTTGAGAACAGGCGCGATTCTATCCAGTTGACTGTCACGTATCCATATTTCGTACATCATCACACCCCCAAATAACGCGGAGAATAAGCCAGTTGTATAGAAGATGAGGCTGTAGCGTTTGCCATTTCTATTTTTACTTGATTAACATCAGGTTCCAGCGTCCAAAATGTAGAACCCCAAGCCAGAAACGGCAAGAGGTTAGTGTTATCGTCTAATGTAATCTGTCTTGATTTGGTGTCAATGGTGATCGTTTGATTTTCATCTAATGTCACACCGCTGATCGTTAGAACCTCGCCTGTTGTGAGATTGGTCATCTTCGGGTCATCGCCGGGACCATGTATTGTCCAAGTAGGAAAGCTCTTTACATCACCCGTGTTGTCAATCTGGATTTGAGACACAACCGCGTCACCGCCAAGGTTCAAGGGGAAAAACGGAAACCACATCGGCGGGTTCTGGTCTAGTTGAAAAACTTCTGTTGTTTCTGATCCATAGAAATAAGGATCAAATGCTCGGAATGTTAATGTGATCTTACGCCAAGACACACCGCCATCTTCACCCTCGTTCCCCTCTAGACCCTGCTTATATAAACAAAAAATGCTCCGCTCGATGAGATCCGGCGAAACAAATTTTATTTTCCCTATTCCTTTGTAGACGTTGAGCGATTGCGTTAATTGCCGAATTCGCTGGAACAGCTCGGATCGATTCGCACCCCACACAATCAAATCAATCTCCAATTCCCTTGGTAATGTCTTTGATCTACGATAAAAAGACCCATCTTCAAAAGGAATAGGGTCTTCTATATGCTCGAAATCAGGATTATTGAAACCAGACCATCCAGAAACATCAATCCAATCTTGTACTGTGATAATAGTTTCTTGATTATCAGGAGATATCCAAGATATTACTTCAAAATCAGCCATACAGGAACGCCGCCTTTCGTAGAGCGTTCAATACTTCTTTATCTGTTGTTCGTTGGGCTTCGTATATGTTAATGGTTGTGTTTTGTTGTTTTCCTTGGGGTGATCCGTTGTCCATTTCTTTTGCTATTGTTTGGGCGAATGGTCGCATATTTGGGCCACTCAGCGGGATGATAGCTTCTTTCCCTGCCTCCCCCACACCTACAACAGACGGCCCATCAAACAACCCACCTTTTGCAAACCAAGATACAGAGAATTTAGGGTATGGAATACTAATCCCTGCAACACTGGTTGATGCAGCACTTATATTGATCTTTGGTATCTTCGGTCTAGGGATTGTGAGAACAATCGATTTTAAACCGGAAGCAATGGCAGAAATGATATCAACCCCAACTTGTCTCCAGTTCACTTTTTTTAATCCATCTTTTATCGAGTTAATAATCTTAGGTAGAGCCGCAACAATTTGAGGAATTGCTTTACTCAGTCCTTGAACCAAGGCGACGACGATTTTTACACCAGCATCAATAATCTTGGGTAAGTTGCGCGATATTCCATCGATGATCGCAATAATCAATTTAACTGCTGCATCTATTAGATTAGGGAGCGTTTTTGTAATTCCATTTATCAAAGAATTAATGATTTTGATACCTGCATCGATAATCTTAGGAAGATTTCTTGTTATACCATTAATAACTTCCAAGATGATTCGAATCGCTGCATTGATCAATGAAGGCATCGCTTGGGTTATTCCATCAATCAGACGATTCAAGATGGATACACCTAAAGCAATAATCAAAGGTAGATTTTGAGTAATAATTGTAACGACTGTATTAATTAGCGCAAAAACAATCGGGATCATAAGATGTAAATTGTTCGCGATCCCTTGAATGAGTGTCAATAAAATAGTTGCTCCTGCGCTCAGAATCAAAGGCAAATTTTGAACGATGATTTGTAGTATTTGCGTAACCAAATTGCTGATCATTGCCAAGAGTGCAGGAAGCGCATTAACAACACCTTGCGCAAGTGATGTGAGCATTTGTAACCCTGTTTGTATAAACGCTGGTAGCCTGCTTATTATGGATTGCAAAATCGAATTAACCAATGTAATAAACGCTAGAGGGATAGCAGAAAAGTTACCAGTGGAGAAGGCATTCTTCAACGCATCTGTAAATGTTCTAAGTCCAGATACAGCATTACTAAGAACACTCAATATAACTGATCCTATAGGAGCTAGAATGACCAATACATTACCGACAATAGCCCCTATGTCTTTGATAAGAGAGATAACCGTTCTACCGTTTGTCATTGCATAATTAACAAACCGCTCAAACGAAGCGGAATCATTCTCCATACTCGCCGCCCAGTCTGCAAACCCTTTTGTCAATCCTACCAAGCCATTCTGCATCGTTTTAGCTAGTGGAGCAAAAGCCATCATAAGGCTCATCACCCCACGAATCACATTCCCTGCTGCTTGTCCGAATGCTACGATCGATGTTTCCGCTTCGTTCCCAAGGAATCGAAAGAAGTCTTGGAAATCGCTTGTTTTTGTAAATTGCTTTACTCCATTGAGTAATGTTTGGATACCTCTAATTGCTCCATCTATTGCAGGCTTCATTTGGTCAATGGTGTAAGTAAGGACTAGAAGCGATTGAGTAAATATATCCAGAATAGGACTTTGAAAAGAGTTAGCAAAGTCTGTCCAATAATCCTTAAATCGCCGTAATGCTTTTGCTGCGTTCTGTTGCTCTTTTGTCAGCCCTTGTAGCTCCAGTTTGCCGTCTTTTGTAGCCTCAAATACCTTTCCTAGTACAGTAGTCGCTACTGCTCCAAAACCCAACACTCCAGCACCAGCGGCGGCAAATGCGGCAGTTAATCCCCCAACCGCTACCACTCCCGCTGCTAACGTTGGAACCATAGCAGGAGAGATAGCCGCAATAGCTCGCATAAATAAACGAGTATTTGCCTTTACATCGATTTCAATATCCTTATCTTCCAGTAGTGCGATCGTTGTTTGTAAGGCAGTAATTTCAGCCCTAGCTTTTGAAGTATCTGCATCAATTTGAATATCAGGAATGGATTTCATTTCATTTTCTAGACGCTTGAAAGATTGTTCTGCTTGTAGAAATGCTCTGTCTGCTTCTCGTCCGATCTTACGAAAGATTTTACTGGTCTGGTCGTGTCCTTTGACGATGATATCAATTACATTAGCCAATGTTACCTCCTCCCTCTACTTGGTTTCTGTTTTGTTTCTTTTTCAGCTCGTTTTTGTTTCTGGTTCCACTGATACAACAATGCAGCCTTTTGGACCAGAGTTAGATTGTTATATGTTTCAAGAGACAAACCCATTTCCACAATGAAAATAAAAAAATCTTCTGCCTCGTTACTTCGAATCAGCCTCTCGAAAGGAGTTTGCAGCCAGTTCCTCGTCTTCCTCTGTTGGTTCTTCAATACCAGATATCACCATGACATGTTGACCAATTTGTTCAATCCACTGGGGTAACAACTGTTCCAAAATTTCAGCTTCCGTCAATTGTGGATCAACCAAGCCATGCAAAGTAGCCTGTAACCATGCTTGGTATTTCCCTTCTATTGCTTGTCCAGTGTTCATGGTGACCTCTGCATCTAGGGTCTTCTTGTTCCGACCTCTTACACGGTTTTCGATATGTTGACCAAGTATTTTTTGTATCTTCGTAGCAATGTTATGATTGAGCGGTTTAACCTCAAATTCTAATAGCTGACCTCTGTAGTCGATTTTTACCGTTTCTGTATGCTTGATGCCTTTCAGCAAATCCAGTGTAACTCTTGCCATTTGATAGCCTCCTATGCGACGGTATAACTTGCTTTGTTATTTGTAATGGAAAACTCAATTGGTCCTGATCCATTGGCGGCCACTAAAGCCCGAGCGGTTACCGTTTGTTCTATCCGGTCACGTCCTGGTAGTGGAATGGATACGTTTGTATAAACCAAACGAGGTAAAATGATATCCACGTCTGTCCCCAAATGTATCGTCATTGGAAAGTCGCCCACATTACACACAAGCGGTCCGGCTGGATCACCCCAGAACAACTCTAGCTGACTGGTATCAAAGAAACTCATGGTCATCTCCAACTCAACTAAAAAAGACCCGCGAAATGCGCGTCTTGGGTAACGGCTGCCAACGGTAACTCCGTTTTCTGCATCTGCACCTGTTTCAATGGTTAGCGAAAAAGTTTCTACATATGTTGATTGGTCGGTTGCATCAATATCCACGGTTACATTACATCCTGCATAGATTTGCCCCTCGGTAAAGGTTGGCGTTGCATTTAACGCCTGTTGCGAATCTCTTCCTGCAATGACATCGACGTTAGCGTTAACAAACTCCCGATCATATTCCAGACCAATTGTTCCTACTACACATCCGCTATAAATATGCTCAAAGATGTCTTTTCCTACCCTTGTGGTAAAGGGTTGCATCAAAGCATTTTGTTGTGGGAAAAATCGGTGCGTAAAGGATGGAGTTGTTCCAGTAACTTCGTATCCTCCCAGTGCCCACTTTAAGAACCATGGAAAAGCTTTGTTATCAAAAGCAGTAGCAATAGAACCTTCGTTTAGATATGGTCCCGGTACTGCTAATTTATCTAGTCTGCTCGCACCCTCGTAAATGATTACATTATCTCCTGACGGCTCCAGTTCCGCACTTAATGGATCAATGGTTTCCCCACCTGTCAGCACTGGTGTACCATGTGTTGCTTCTTCCACAAACGATAAGTATCTGGTAATTCCCACTCTATTCCCTCCTTTGAATGCGAAAAGCTAATTGCACGCTAGCAAAGTATATGTTTGAGTTCTGCACTGCTTCACTGGCTGGATTGTAAATCAGAGGTAAAATGTCAAAAACCTCGTCATTCCTACTACGATTTTTCATTAGGGCATCATAAACTCGCGAGGAAACTTCCTCTACGCGGTCTTTACCTTGAGCAGAATCGTAATCCATCAGCATTGATACAAAGTCAAATGTAAAGTCATGAATCGCAACACCCCCACTAGTAGGGTTAATCGCATGAGCAGCAGGAATAATCCATATTGTTGGTTGTTCATCAATGTTTGCTGCATCTGTTCGATCTCCATAAACCACAGCCGACACATCAGGGAGTAGTCCTGTTTCTGTCCGTTCGCTGTCTAACTTAGCCATGATTAGATCAATGACCTTACGTCTCTCTTGATACAAACTTAAGTTACTGACTTGATAAGCCATGATTTATCCAACCCTTTTCATCCATTTAGATACAATGGATTCGACTCTATTTTCTGTTTGCCTTACCGTTTCCTCTACATAGTGCTGTCCCTTTTGTCCCTTGACCGATTTCGCAAAGATGATACTGCCGCCGATTTGAAACCGTAAGTACTTAGCACGTTTTGGAGTGATTGGTTTACCCGATCCATATATCCCAGTCCCATCATTCACCCACTTGGCGTATTTGATGGAGGTAGATACTTTATAGGTTAACTCGTTCACTTTCTCCATCATCCAAGATCGAGATAATGCACCTGTACGTTTTGGGCTATTGGCACGGATGCGACTCATACAAAGGCTTGCTATTTCTCGGACAGCAGAAATAATAGATTGTTTTGAACGTCTCTCCAAATCATCTAAATTGTGTTTTACCTCTATATCGAAACTCATTTGTCAGCCTTCTTTTTCGTTGCTTCTTTGACAGAGAGAAAACGGCAAGCATCTAAAATCCTGCGGTGATTAGGATCATCTACTGTTATTTCTTTTTCATCATGTGGAAGAAACTCAATACCAAGGCGGTGAATCGGATCGCCGTGGTTATTAGTGACGATGACTTTCATAAGATATCCTCCTTGAATGCGACATATCGAATGCGCCGCCATTGGTTGAGTGCTGTCAGGAGATTAGGTGGATATAAGGGCAACATTGTGTTGTTATTCCCTCTGATAGCCTCCAATTGTATTTGAGTCTCTTTGATGTGATAACGGCATAGTTGAGCAACAGCTAAACCGATACCATCTGGATAATCGTCCTCACCTGTCTCTGGATCAACGAAATCACGATTGCAGTATTGCTTCACAAATGACAACACTTTTGGCAACAACACTGGCAGGTATTCATCATATTTGGTATTACTGGCAGGGATGAGCAACAGCGTTTTGATCTCATCTACGGTGATCGTTGCCATTACTTAGCACCTTTTTTCTTTGTTTCTTTTACCTCAGTAACATTTGAGCTTTTCCTCAATACTTCTATTAGCTCCTTATCTTCTGTTTCAAGTTCGCCGTCCTCAAACCGTACAGGCTTTTTTCCATACATCACAAGTAAGGATGGATATCTTTCACATGTAAATTTCAAACTTTCTCACCTCCAAATAGAAAAGGAGGCATAAGCCCCCTAATTCATTAACCCTGCTGCTTTTAGCTTTGCTAACAATGCATTAAAATCCGTTACCAATCCAGCAACATCCGTTGCAGTGCTGTCTGCTTGTGTAGCTGCCTTCGTTGCTGTCAATTTACCGTTGATCGTGTTTTGTGTCGCTGTATCTAGTTTGGCTAGAGATACAACGCCGTTTACAATTTTTGCCGCTGTGACTGCGTTATCTGCAAGCTTTGCAGTGGAAATAGAGCCATCTGTTACCACTCCCTCTCCTGCTTCCAACGCTTCCAGAACTTCCCGAAGTCTTGGAGGAAGTCCACTCATATATTTTAATTCCATCATTCATCCTCCTTAAGTTGTTGGCAGTCCAGTGATTTTGCCATGGAACAACTCTGGTCCCGACTCTAAACCAACTTCACCATAAATTTGATACTTGAATGCCGCACCAACACGCGCTAGTTCCTCACGGAACAAGAATCCTTTGCCCGGAATTTCTAGAAACACAGGAGAACACACACTAAGGTCAGCCAAAACAATGGTATCTGCTGGCATATAGCGATCTAACATCACACCAAAGCGACCAAAATCCGTTTCAATTTGGTTGATGTTTACACCACCGATATTTCGATCTTCTGGCGCATAACCGTAAGCATTGGAAATTTGTTGTTTCTGGAATCCGTTAGTGATGATAACTGTATTTGCTCCAAATGGTGCGCCGTTAGTAAACATTTCTAGCAACAAGGAATTGAAAGTTGTTTTAAAGTCAGTGCTACCAGTTCCATCCACTACATTTGTGGTAATCGCTTGGAGTAGTCCCCTTGTTTGTCTCCCAGGATTGACGTTTGTTGCCGGATTGGAGAAGACACCGTTCAAGAAGGTATACTCAATGTTTCTTGCAATGATCTCTAATTTTCGTTGTGTCTGCCAGTCCACCTCATTCATCACAGGTTGATTTCCTAAGATGCTTTGACCAGATATATTTCCTGTTGCTGCTTGTTTGGTATAGGAAATCTCAAGAGTTTCATGGAAAATTTGAACCACGTTAAAAACTTGCGCTCTATCAATTTCACTTGGCGGTGGAGCGTTTTGACCTTCTAACTGATTGACTGGTTGCGCTGGTGCTGGCAAGCTAAAATCTTGAAATGCAAATTCCTTTGAGCTGGTACGCATACCACCAGTAAGACCGCCGATTGCGCTTAGAAATGGGGTTTCTGTTGGGGTAAGTGCAAAGATTTCCCCCACAAAGTTAGGTAGATTAAATGTAGTACCCTGACCATTAATTACTGCCATATCTCATTCACTCCGATTCATACATTTTGGATTTTAACGCTATTGCTTGGCTGATATTGCCTTCTTGCATCGCTTTTTGATATTGGGCCTCAATACTATTGGGTTGAGCATCATTCGCTTTGAATGGTTCCCTGCCATTTGTTTTAAACGTTTGATTGACTTGATTTTGTACCGCTTGGGAAAATACATTTTCCAGTACCGAAAGATTTTCCATAGTCTTTTCTGCATCACTGGCAACAAAAAAATCAAGCAGTTCAACAGGTAACCCTTTTTCAGTAGCCTGTTTATACGCTTGATTTCGTATGGTTTCGAGCTGTTTTTCTTTCTGCAACTGATCAAACTGTGATTTTAGCTCTCGAAGTTGTCTTTGCTCTTCCGTTTCCTCTGGATATAACTTCTTCACTTCTTGTTCTACCAGCGAAGACAGATTGTTTTCTTTCCACGTTTCTAACGATCGGGAAAAATGACTGTCCTTCTCGCTCTGCAACCATTTCTGAATGTCTTCATTTTGCGATGCTAAATTCTTGATATCATCCAAAGTGACACTTGGTTTCTGTTCCACTACAGGTTGATTGTTTTGTTCTTCACTCATTCTCTGTTCCTCCTATGCCCTACTAGTACGAGCCTAGTAGTTCAAGAAATATTTAATCTAAGTCTGCATCTACAATTTATGTCATCAGCAGCATTCCCCATCAGCCCAGGAGCTGGACCATGTCCACCTGCTGTACTTGCGAAATTGCTGTTGATTGGCTTTGTCGTGCCGTTTAGTCTTCTATGGGCTTGTCGTGTCCGGTTGTCCATTCTAGCAATCCAAGTCTTTTTCAATTTGATGCCTGATTTGCTGACCAACTTAGACAGATTGAATACAATTCGATTTCTCAACCGATGAACCTCGGTACGCACAATTAAACGCATCCGGCTCCCTTGACTTTCTACAAGAGATCGAATACGTTTGCTCATTTCATCATAAGTTTCATTCTTTTTAACTGATATCAGTAGAACATCTCGAAGCTGTGCAATGAATCGTTTGCGGTTTCGTTCGATACGATCATTTAAAGTAAGACCTGCAATGTGCTTTTGTATCAATTGTTGTATATCCTTTTGTGTCAAGGAATCAGATACATCAATACCATCTGACCGCAATGCGCGAATCATATCATCATGAATGGATCGAATGATGATGGTAAATGTATCTGGTACTTGCTTTTTAATCTTACGAAATTCAGTATTGATCAGCGGGACCATGGAACGCCACAAAGCATCAGCCCCAACAACTGCTATACTACTTATCGCTTGTGCTGCCACACCAGTTAATCCTAATAGCAGCAGTCCAAAAGCAAAGGCAAGTGCTTGCTCAAGTTCGTTCTGTTTTTGTTCTGTCTGCTGTTCTATTTGTTGCTGCTGTTGCTCCAGTGTCATTATTAATCATCACCCCCTGCACAGGATCACCGGGGATAAGATCATATATTTCCTGTTCCATCGCTTGAAGTTCTTCTTCTGGATCGTCAATGAAAGAGAGCAAGGACAGCCTTGTTTTCTCACTCACTAGTCCTTTGAGCGTTGCACTAGTCTGTGCTTCGTCTAGCATGTTTAGTGGGAAGTTACGTTTAAACTGATATGTGATGTCCCTCAGATCAAATGATAACCCCTTTTTCGCCCACACGCTGGCCAGCAATTTAAACTGCCGTTGTAGTGCTGCATTGAATTTACGCTCAGATATCATACATTTGGATTCCAAAGAAAACATCTTGAATTTCATTGCTACTCCGCTGATATTGGATGCAAAATGCTCATCAGTAAAGTTAACCGATTTCCCAAAGCGTAAAATGTTTTGCTCCAATCGATTCAAATGATTTTCGATGGACTGATCATTTTGATCTTTAGTCAAATACTCAACTCTAGACCCATCCTCTGCGGTTGGGATACCAAATGCCCCTGTTCTCTTGATTGTTTCCAATGTCTCTGCATCAACCTCGAAGCCATAGAACAGCATATAAGCAGATCGAAAAGCCTCAATCTCACTGTTAGCATCGCTAAAGGCACGGTCATAAGCATCGATCAAAGACAGTACTTTTTCTGCATCACCTTGCATCTCCTCGTTGTTGGGAAAGGCAAGCAACGTAATACCGTCGAATAGATGTGGTCGTGGGTTGATTGGTTCTGTGTCATCTAGAATGTAATTCCCCTGATCATCTTGGATATAAAAGGTGACATGAGTGTGGTCATACCACTCCACCCGTATCCGCTCGGTAGCTTCGCCGCCTATTTGCGGCACAACCCCGATAGGATAATAACGTAATGCATACTGCGATTCTTGGATGCTCCTGTCATAAACAAAGACGCATTCCCAAGGAGGAACGTTCATTACTCTTTCTTTGCCCTCAGTGTCGATATAAAGCAATCTTGCAGCAAGTCCACAAATTGCGGCGATCTTTGATGTTTCGCTGTCCAAATCCTCAATGAGATTGTATTGAATAAAATCTTGTATTACCTCATCTTTTGTTTCATAATTTTTTGCCTCACGATTAACTCCATACGTTACAGGCAGACCCATAAAATAGCCCACTTTTGTATCCACAATCTCACCAAAAAAATCATTGTTTAACTTATGGTTAATGGTTTCATATTCTGCAACCTGTCTATCAAATATAGGAACACCATCATGCAAACACTTGTAACGATGATAGAGTTTAATCATGCGATCTCTGTCCGGCTGATGCATGGTAATCAAATCAGTGATAATCTGGCTATTGATTTGACCGTTCAATGCTCTAAGCTCTGCTAATATCTCGTTCATTGTGAGTCCTTGTCCTGCTAATAAATCTGTAATCAATTTGCCACCTCCTTTATATTCGTTTGACTGCCTTAGCCTTGGCGATTCCTTTCCGTATGGGCTCCAAACTATAGCGCATGGCATCCATCAAGTGGTTATACTCATCGACTGGCTTGTTTATCGTTTTACCGTCTTTGTCCTGATCCCATACATAGTTTGAAAGCTCAACGATGGTGTTTGTACATTTGGGATGAACATATATTTTGAACTGATGAGCGAATTGGATACCGTTTAGAATACTGTCCTTGCCCTTTTCTGCTGCTTTGATCCGACCAATGCCGTGTTTCTTGATTTCAGCAATACTTTTTGGCTCCGAGCTGTCAGCGATGATTTTTTCTTTGCTGTAACCTTTGTACTTAATCATATTAGCTATTTCGTTATTGAGCATAGCGCGTTGGTAATGCTCATCATAGATGTATATTTCCTTTTGTTCTTCATCCACCAACAGAGCAATAAAACCTGTTGGATCAACTGAATACCCAAAATCTAACCCAAACGCTGATTGAACACCTTTACGCTTGGCAATCTCTTGATAATCGAAGTCTCTTTCTTCCCAGTTATCAAATATAGCACCCTCAGCTATGCCCCAATCTCCCATACCTTCAATACGATAACGTCTAGGATTATGCTTTTTCATCCACTCAAATAACTCACGGTCCGCATCATCTAGAAATTCATTACATAGGTAGTTGGTGGTAAAATGTCTCACATTAGGTTGCTCAACATCAAAGAAACGTTTCTTTAACCAATGCGATTCGTTCCAAGGGTTGAAAGTAAGAACTATTTGTTTGAACAGTCCACCAGTATCACCACGGATAGACATATCTACTTTGTTAAAATCATCTTCATTTGTTACTTGGTAAGCTTCCTCAAACCAACACCAGCACAAATAACCCTTTTCTACTGTGATCGATGTAATAGAAAGAGGATTATCCAAACCGCGAAACAATATTTTCTGTCCAGTGGGAATATAGACGGCTTCTAATGGCGATGTTTTGAAATGCCAATCCTCATATATTCCTAATTGATAAGTAGCCCATTTTAAATCAGCAAATGTACTATCACGATGAGTATTAAATATTTTCCTAATGACAAGAAGGTTAGCTGCTGGATGCTCCATCAATTTTACTATCCAACGAATAGCGGTGGTCTTACTCTTCTTCGAGCCCCTTCCGCCTTTAATAGCCAAGTATCGTCCTTGATAATCCCACATATCAGCGTAACCACTGCCAACGATATTCCATAAATCCCATATCATATCGTTATTGTTTATCATCATTTTTACTTTCCATCTCTTTAAGATTGTTAACGATGATTATTCGCCTTTTTGTTTCACTACTTTTTTCCTCTTCATGTTTATCACGCCATGTTTTCTTTTTGCGATTTTTCAACCAGTAGATAATAGCGGTTGTATTTGGATGTTCGTATTTTTCTACATTGACTACATCGCCTTTATTAGTGACGGTTTGTTCTGTGTATTTATATCCTAAAGCTCTTTTGAGTAAGGCGTTTTCTACTTTCCGATCAACTATTTCTTTCCCCTCTTTTAGGGCCTGAAAAATCGGAACATAACTTGTTTTCCAATTGTAAAGAGTTCTAGCCGTGATCCCCATGTTGTGGGCTATTTGCTCATCTGTTAGACCATCTCTTGCCCATCCTTGGATTCGCAGCAAACCTTCTTCAGTTATCCACTCCTGATATTTACCTTTTGCCACATCCTCACCACCTCCAGAGCATAAAAAATACCACTCGTGTGAGTGGTTTAACTTACTTTGCGGTCTATGGTAGGAACCCTGTCATAAGCAATCCGAGATAAGTCCAAAAGCGGCACGATAGATACATATATTTTCCAGAGTGGCCCCTCAATGTGTGAATCGGTGCCTTACCCCAAAGTGATTTATATATATTTTGTGTACTCATCTTTTGAGATTTCTTCCACAGATGATACTTCTTCTATATATTCGCCGCTGCCTAACGAGGCTTCCAATTCATCAGTGAAGTCTGATTCGAATTTAACTACATCATTCACGTCAACATTTACGTATTTAGGTAACTCAGTAACCCTGAAATCCGTATAACTTTTTCTTTTACGTGAGTCATGCACTCTTAGATTAATCTTAAAATAGTTTTTCTCCATGTGATCACCTCATAGGAGAATTTTACCATGATCCTTAACATGGGGTAATACCAGCGAAGATGTCATTACCCGCAAAGTAGATTACAATTACTAGGAGGTGATCACATGGAACCTTTTATAATAGGTGATATCTGGTATGGCAAAGATGGCACTGTATATGAAAATGTATCTGCTCGAATCGACGCTGTGACCTCACGCAATGTACAGGTAACATTTGATCGCACTGTGAGCGTAGACGGCTTGCAGTTGGCTGGAGCTGTGATTACCCACAAGCAGTTTCGGTTACATTTTGATCATGGTCAGCAGTTGAGTTTGTTTTGATTACTTTCTGAGCAGTCGACTGTTGGCTATATCTCGTTTCAAATCTTTATCAAAATCATTCATTTCTCTTTCCAGCTTCTTTTGATCTTGGTTAAACTCCTTGATATCCTTTTCCATTTGATCTGGGAGATTATCCAGAAGCTTGGATACCTTCTCATCAAATGCCATGGCTTATACCTCCCCGCAGGATTATTTCCAATTGTTGGGCAAATTGCGCTTTGTGACACGGATGCTGGTTTTACATATCCGATAAGGCTTATTCCGGTTTTCTGTTCCGTTGCTCCCTAATGTACTATTTCGGGGGGATATGCAAAAATGCCGCAATTTCACCATCGACCCTATGAGACGGTTCGTGCTCTAGTCCGTCAGATAGATTCCATTATATGGTTCCGTTGCCCCTCAGTAGCCGGATGCTGGTTCTCGTATTTTTTGATGGTGCGATAGAATGTATTTTTCTTAAGTCCTAATTCATTCATAAATTGAACCGCTGTTATTTCCTCAGCTTTCCATCTAGGATAGAGGCTTTGAAATGTTTCTTGTTGCATATCAGTTAATGTGATTTTCGGTCGTCCTAAATGCTTTCCTTGAGCTTTGGCAACAGAAATACCTTCTTTTTGTCGTTGCTTAATGTTATCCCGTTCCCTTTCTGCAACAAACGCCAAGACCTGTAAAACCAAATCACTAACGAATGATCCCAAAGTATCTTTATACTGTGTGGTATCGAGTAACGGCATGTCCATGACTCTTATATCTGCTTTTAACTCTTGCGTGATATACTCCCACTCTTTTTTTATCTCCTTGGAGTTACGACCAAAACGGTCAATGGATTTAATATAGAGTATGTCACCTTCACGCAAACACCGTTTAAGAGCTTGATAACTTGGACGGTCAAAATCTTTTCCTGATTGTTTATCCATGAAAATATCTCGTTCTTCGATTCCTAGTTCCAGCATTTCATAAAGTTGGCGATCTGGGTTTTGATCTTTCGCACTTACCCGAATGTACCCAAACACTTTTTGTTTCATTTGTCTTCCTCCCGTTCAACCTTTTATGAATATTATATCATTCAAGTGTCAAAAGGTGAACGGATATTATCAAACGTTTAATAATTGACAATTTAATCTTTTGACACACATTATAGGAGATGTAATTTGTAGTTTCACAAGGTCTACCTTTTTAAACACCTAGAAAACACCAATTCCATCAATTGGCGGCTTTTTCTTTTACCTGATCCCACGGAATCATCTCATGGTAATCATCTCTGCACATCACCTGATAATGCTTAATCCTACGATTGATGTAGAATACAACTCCACGCCGACCATCTTTCAATTGAATTGTGTCGCCTTCTCTGAGAATTGGAACCATTCTGTCATCCCCTTATAGTAAAATAGGCCTCTATTTACCTCTGAGGCGAACGAAAATAAAAATAATGATAGATCATATTACTCGAATGTATTTTTTGAAATTCGGGCTTCTAGACCCCTATTATTTGATATAAACAAAAAACACGATCATATGACCGTGCTTCTCAAATAGAAAACCCCCACGAGCTGTGCAGACCTCATTTTCACTGTGGTGAGTGTGTTTGTTGTTGTCTTCCGCTCGTCGGGGTTTGGTATGTGTGACAAACTAATTTATATATATAACTACTATCATGTTACCATGTGATTCGTCCCAAAAGTTCCCGCGTTTTTCTCAAAAGTTCCCATGAGGACGGGAGCTATCTTATCTAAAATGGAATCTTTTTGACGGTAGTATGTTGATCTGCTCATGTTCAGCTTCATCCAAATAATATTGATAAGCGGTTTTTCTTCTACAAAATACGTTAAATGAATCAGTTCCTTTTCCTTTGGTGATAAGAAGGATAACGCTAGTTCCACATCTTCTACAAGTTGTCTTCTTTCAGCTCGGATGAATGCGTATTTTTCTGTTGATGAGATGTATTCCTGCTCCCCTCCTTGTACTCTCTCTTCATAGCTTGGGACACAAGCAGGTAATACGTTCATTGATCTTCTATATGCTGGATACTTTTTCAACATTTGTTCTACTTCACGGCGGTAATCCAATTTAAGTACTCCCATCGTTACCACTCCTATGTGTTATAATCCTTGTGTGTAGATCCATCCAAGCACCAAAAGAGGGATTCCCCTGCTAATGTGTCACCATTGGCAAGGGGATTTCTTATTGATCAAGCACCTTCATTTTTTGTCTCCTTACGTTTCATAAAATTAGTTCTCTTCCTAGTAGCCCATCCATGCTCCTTAAATGCTATATGGATGGTTGCAGGGCTTATGTGATATTTCTCTCCAAGCTGGGCGAATGTTTTTCCTTCTTGGTACTCTTGATACCAAACCTCATGAGTAGATATATCTAAGGTTTTCAATTGTGTTTCTACTTTGGAGAGCATAGATTTAAGCCGTTTAACTTCTTTTTCTAAGCGGACGATCTTTTGTACAGTTTTATCTGTCATGATGCCATCCCCCTATGCTGTAAGATGAATTTGTTGATTCTCATATCCTAGGTAGCGGTCGTACCTGTCGCCTTTATCAATCCAGATCCATGCATCATATGGTATTTGTCTGAATGCTAACCATTCGTTAAGCTCTGATTGCCGAATCCATTTGGTATAACCACATTGAAGGCCAAATGTCTGATACACCACACGAATGTGTGTCATGATGCATCATGCTTTTTTGAGATGATTCCTGTTTCTAGGAAATGCTCTCTAGCCCTACAAGCATCCTCTTTATGGATGTAACACCCTAGATATATTTCTTTGCCATTCTTGCAAGCTCTAGCGATCCATCTTCCACCTGTACGATGCCATGTCACACCTGGACAACCTGAGCGGGGAAATCTTTTCATGACGCTTCCCCCTCGTATTCGATCGTGCTGCGTCCCATCTCGCGAAACGTAATCACTTGTATCTGCAGGTGATCTGCTTGTGATATGGCTTCTGCTGCTGTTGTGGCTTGCTTTCGTGTATGAAATAAGTAGGATAGTCCGCTATCATATGTCCATCCTACGTGTGGACCATAAGGCCCGCCGTCGTAGAATCTTAGGAACTCGTGTGTAGATGGTCTGTAGATGAAATACATGTTCATCATTCATCTCTCCCCTGTGTATGTCTCAGTCAATTCCCCTGTATGATAATCAGCTTCACATTCCCAAATCCAATCACCACGATAAAAACGAGTATCACCAAATCCCATTTCATAGATGCGGATACAATCACTACTTCCATCCATATCATTCATTGCATCCGTTCTGGCATCCTCGAATGTTTTGTGGATAGTAATGTAACGGTCGCCCTCGTCATAAGGGGAGTGCCACACGACGTACATTTTCATGATTCATCTCCCTCCATTTGTTTCCGCTTCTCTTCTAGATCATTTAAGAATTCAAAGAAGTTATCTCTTTCCTTATTTGTCATCTTCCTAGCTCGAAAGGTTACATATACAGTCCCATGAAGCTCCTCTATTCGCTCGATACTGGTAATCTTGTATCCATCATCACCATCTCGAAAGATGTTTCCTTTTTCTACAATGTCGTTGGTTTCCAATTTCCATTTGAATTTATTTGTCATGATTATTCCCCTTAGTTGAATGTATTTAAATTCTTGTAGTGATCAAACTGACCAGCTTTTCTCAATTTGCAAACCTTATCTGCCAAAGTAGCTTCTGTTCTTCCGAGAGCAAAGGATATTTCTCTGCGTTTACCGCGTTGCCAATACTTGCAAAGGTACTCTAATTCCGATAATTTATATGGTCGCTTGTGATTCGGATGTAATTCTGGATTGTACTGAATTCGTCCGCATGAATCATAAGTGTAATTACTCATGATGCTTCCCCCTTGATTTGCCCACTGTTTCGCGTTACAATGGGCAATGTGTATATTTAGTAAAATTGCATTCTTTCACCAAAGCTTAACTATGGCCATAGTTGGGCTTTTTATTTTAGTCTTCTAAGTTTTGACCTGGTATATCTAAACCAGTTGACAATAATAGCTCTTTTCTATTTGGAAGAGTCTTTCTGCTTGATATATCTGACAAAACTTCCTTAATTCGATTACTATCTTCATCTGAGATATCAGCATTCATGAATAATTCTTCGAGAGCATCAACGATAATCCCATATTCCTCTTTGCTTACAATCAACTTAAACCAACCATCAACAACTTCTTTTCCTTCGCCTGTCTCCTCTAGTTTCTGAGCCAATTCCCATTCTTTTTGTTGTTTTTCTTCGTAACTTTTTAATACATCAGAAAATTCTTTTGCCATTATTCATAACCACACCTTATTTTTTATTTTGTCGAACCCATTCCCACTATTCCGCCTTTTCTCTTGCCTATAAAGCCTTTCCTCGCTCGATCAATAGCAAGGATCATTACCTCGTCAGGATCACGCCTGAAAGTATCAGCAATATCCATGATGTTTGTTCCTCGCTTCCAAATCTTATCGAATAGCAACACCTCCTTCTCATCCCAATAAAAATTCATGTTGTCATCTTCCAAAGCCATATAGATGTTACGGGATTTCTTTTTCATGTAATTATTTTCAATCCATTTAATGTTATCTTCCTCGGTTCTTCTTGTTATCCAAGCGACTTCACCCATTAGACCGCCCTCTTTCCAAGTAATCGATAATCTTGTCCCTCTACTCGATAAATACGTCCCTTTGCCATGCTGAACAATCTGGATGCGGCTGCATCTCCTATTCTGCTTTCTAATGTGTATCGATCTTCGTTGGAGCTGAAGATGATCGCTTTTTTCTTTTTGTACCGTTCGTTGATGATGTTAAAATACATAGTCCGTTTGGCTTCACTGGAATTGGATTTACCAATGTCATCCCAAATCAGAACAGGAACATTCACCAATGCATCAAACTTCCGATAGTATAAATCTTTGTTCTCTTTATCCGACTTATAAGCCATCATCTCATCCATGATAATCGCATCAGACACGATCAAAACAGCAACATCTTGCTTTAGCAACTCTTTTGCAATGGCTACTTGGAGATGTGTTTTCCCCAATCCATAGCTATTATGTTTTTGTTTAATCATATTTTTCTTATCCAAATCTCGGATAGCATTTAATCTCTGTTCTCCATATGTAGCCAAGAAGCCAAGTCCATTACTAGAGTTATCTTTGATATCGTCATATTCCGCTAGATACTGTTTAGCAGCATCCAGCAATATTCTCTGTGTTGGATCAGCGACTTTGTAACTATCCAACGTATCATCTTCAAATTCTTCAGGAATCATCGCTCCCTTTAGCCTTGTTTGATAACGCTTCTTCATCAAGCAAGTACATTCTGTTGCTGTCCACCCATCGAGAATATAACCCTCATCTTTGCATTTCAGGCAATCAAAGTTAGTTTGCAAAGAGTCCATCGAATTGGTCGTAGTAACCTGTTCCCTCAGATGTGCTTTCATTCTTTCCGACCTCGCTTGGATATCCGCCATAAACGCTGTTACTGGTTGCATTGTTGTTACCCTCCTGTTTGTTGGCAATTATCATGAGTTTTCTACTTGCTTCATGTTCAGTAGTTCTCCTCATAATTCCGATCGTATATTCTCTGTCTTTGTCCTGGTGCCTTTCAATGTGTTGCAACATTGCATATGTAACAACTGTATCGGGGAAATTCTTCCACTTATCCCATTCAGCTTCTACAATGTTGGTGGATATTCGAGCTGTTTTCCTGTAGAGCCTTAAGCAATCAATATATTTAACTAATATTTTTCTATTAATTGGCGAAGGGTTGGAAAGCATTTGCTTTTCAACAAAGGTCTCAACATCTTTGGTAGACGATAGATTTTCTTTGGGACGTTTTTCTTTTTTCGATGGAGTTGGCTTATCAGGTTCTTTTTCTTTTTCTTTTTCTTTTTCTTTTTCTTTTTCTTTTTCTTTTTCTTTTTGTCCACTTATCGTGGTACGTGTCGTGGACGTATCGGGTGACGTATCGTCTGATGCCGCTAAATATAAGGATTTCAAACGATCATTACCAACTTTTTGAGCAACCATTTGAATCAAATTTGTATCTTTTACTTCCTTTAGTTCTTTTCTCATGCAATCCTCAACTGGTTTACCACCACGATTGAGGTTGTATTTCCCCCAATTCAAAAGGGCTATTTCCCTTGTTTCTTGGTTGTATTTGATAACCTGATGGTGATTCTCAAACCGATCTATCAAAGCGTTAGCACTTTCGAGAGAATAACCCATGTCAAAAGCCATCTTCTTTTTTGTGATAGGGTAGATTCCTATTTGTGTTGTATTTGGATTAGTGAGCAAGTAGAGATAAAAGAACTTATCCTCTGGTGTCATTTCCTCCACTACTTTTGAATCTTCCCAAAATGATACGTGCACGTGTCTATATACTGCCAAGTGCTTCCCCTCCCTATGGTGAGTGGATGACCGAAGCCACCCGATGAATTTATAATTTTGATACTCGTTTCAAACAATCAGGACATGTAACCTTGTGCCGTTTGGACTGCTCTATGTCTAGCTCGTTCATGTTGATTGCCTGATGTGTGCTTGGATCGGTGACTTTGGCGTTACAGAGGAATGATCCTTTATTTCGTTTGATCCGTCCGGCCTTGAAATCATCCATCAACAACACATGATATTTACTACTGCGATTGTTGTAGTCGTACATTCCACGACCGGAACGATATGATACTTTCTTTGCTGGCTTCCACTTTACTGGAACCGATAATGACTTATTGAAAGTGATTGCAGCCACCCAGTGCTCTGGTAATGATTCGATTGCTATCCCCATGATGAAAATCTCTCCCCATTAGGCTCATAATGTGGTATCATGACCCTAATCTGTTATTTTTGTTTGTTGCTCGCTTTGGTGTTCGCGCACCAAGCGGGCTTTAAAAATGATGCGATTACTTCAAAGATGTTTTCGTTTTTCTTTAATGCATGATAGTGTTTGATAGGTTTCACTGGATTCTGTTGTTTATTGCAAATACTGGACACCTTTGTGTTGATCGTTGGTAATTTCGATTTATCACGGTTCAATTTTTCACCCCCTCTCAGGAGGTTATTTTTTTGCCTTGGTTGATTACCTTTTGGTTATCAAGCTGATTTTTCTTCAAATAACACTGACACCGGAACATTAAGTTCTGTAGCTATATTTTTGAGCGTCTTCATTGACGGATTGATACGTCCTCTTTCGATTCGGCTTAATGATTCTTGACGTAATCCGATAGCTTCAGCTAATTGAATTTGGTTCAATCCTTTTTCCTTTCTAAGCTGTTTTATATTGATCCCTACCATGTGGTGGTCACCTCTCTTATTTATATTATTGACTTTTTACGTCATAAAAACAAACTTTGTTTATGATGTATAACGTCAATTTTATTGATTTATTATTGATTATCTCTGTGTTTCTCACTAATTCGCAGATTTCTAAAATAATGACTTTTTACGTCATAAATGGATGTGATGAAATTGTTTGATTTAGGCCAAAGAATAAAAGAACTTCGACAAATCCAGAACATAAGCCAAACTGAACTCGCTGAAATCATCGGTAAAAGACAAGAAAGTGTGAACCGTATTGAAAAGGGAAAGTTTTTCCCTTCTTATGATGTTCTGTTAAGTATTTGTAAGGCTCTTGATGTTTCATTAGGTGAATTCTTTTCAGATGATGAACTTTCTCCCGATTTACAACATTGGCTTCAAGCAGGTAAAAAGCTATCACCAGAGCAACGTAAATCCCTACTAAGTACGATTGATACATTGATAGAGAAGTAGGTGTATTGATGAATGTGTCTGATAAAATCCCTGATAAAATACAGGCTTTATGCGATGAACAAGGGATTTCAATAAACAAGCTAGCATCACTTTCTGGAGTAAGACAATCAACACTAAATAGTGTGATGAAACGTGAGAGTAAAAGCCCTAGTGTGATTACCATAGAAAAGATTTGTACATACTTTGGAATCACAGTAGCGGAATTCTTTAGTGATCCCATGTTCAAAGAATAGGGAGGCCAGCCTCCCATTTATCAAAAAGGTAGATCATCCGGCAATTCTATAGGCTTTCCAGCGTATTGAAACGGATCGCCGCCGTTATCCTCCTGGTACTCCTTCTTCTTCGAATCCAGAAACTTCACTTGATCCGCTACGACCTCTGTGGTCCACACTGTGCGACCATCCTTCTCATAGCTGCCGGTTTGTAATCTTCCGTCAATGGCTACCAGAGAACCCTTACCTGTATACGTAGCCACGTTTTCAGCCTGTTTACGCCACACTACAACCTGTATAAAATCGGCTTCATATTCTCCTTGAGCATTGGAGAAGTTACGCTGTACAGCCAATGTAAAACGCGCCACAGCTATTCCTGATTGCGTATATTTGAGATCAGCCTCTTTTGTCAGACGTCCGATACAAATCACTTTATTCATTCGCTGATCCCTCCACTGATTTCTTTTTCTTCTACCTCCACAATACAATGAGAGCAAAGCCCTTCATTGTATTGAGCCTTAGTAACATCCGCGGCGAATAAAATCTTATTTAAAGCTGCAACTTTTGCGTCACATCGTGGGCATTGTACAGTACCAACCATAGGAATTTTTATCATGCGATCTCCTCCATTTGTGGTTTCTTCTTACAGCTGTAAACCTCGGTTCTATTCTCTTCTAGCCACTCATAAGGAAACTCTAATCTGTTGCCAGTGTGAGCAGCCCAAGCCATTTGTTCCTCGATCTGGCAAGTGGGGTTGTTTTCTGTCGATTCCTCCCATTTCACATAGAAAGGACAGGTCACACACTCACGTTTTATAAATTTGTAGTACTGTGATCTGATTGACATCATGCTGATCCCTCCTTAATATTGGCCGTAACTTGCACCTATCATTTCTCCCCACTCTTCCCAGTGCTCATTGCAAAAGGTCATAACATCAGTTGGTTCTACTGCATACTGATCACAAAAGTCGCATTTTTTGTCTGATAGTTCATCTACACCCCACACAAACCATTTCTTAAAACCTAACTCTATCCGTGCTGCTCTTGCAGCTTCAGGTTTATCTGGTGCTGTAACTATGATTGTCTGTGGTTCCTCGTTGCTCTTTAAGGTCCAACTCACTAAATAACGTTTCATGATGCTTGTTCCTCTTTTCTAATGTGATTTTGAATGTATCCTGCTGGTTTCAGTCCCATATTTCCGCCTCCATAATCGATTTCACGAAACTCAAGTATTCCAGCGTTTCTCGCTTCAAGGTGAATATTTTTCCTGATGGCTTTTTGATTACGCAAGAATCACCATCTATTGCGATAACTTCAAACACCGCGCCTTCATCGCTCAGAAATTTGTATCCTACATGCATCCTGATCCCTCCTATGGGAGAGGGGAGAAATCTCCCCTACACATACACACGAACTAGGCTTTTGGTATAAACGACTGAAAATGTAACTTTTAGCTGTTTCACATAGGCATCCGCTTTATTTAGCGGCACTTCCACTGGTGGCATTTTGATACCATCACGCGTAATGCAATAGATTTCTACCATTTTCGTTCCTCCTGTTTTGGAGAGGAGATTATCTCCCCTCGTTTAGCTGACTTTCTTTGTATCTTTCTTGCCATAATTTTTAATCCACTTTGTTGCATCTGCTAGTTTCACATCATCCAACTCTGTCAAACTATCAATGCTGTACTTCTCATACACCTTCTCTTTCACTTGATCATTGCTAAGTTGTTGCGATTTACCAGCAGCGAATAATGCTGCAAACCTATTCTTTTTTTGTTCTTTGGTTTCTGACTTCTTAGATTCAAATATTTCCAAGAGCTTTTGACCTTGTTCTTCTGTAAGTTGATTCAATGGTAATTTGAAATATTTTTCTGTTTGCTTATCAAGTTGCTCTAGTGACAAGGAGGTTAAGTCCCAAACGTTTTTGATTTTAGCAAGTGTTTCCTTGGTCATTCTTGCTACAGGTTTTTCTGTTTTTGGTTGAGTTGGTTGCTTTTGCTGATATTGCTTCCGTTGTGTCGTTTGCTGTGGTTGTTTGTCTGGTACAATTGCCGCTGCATCATCATCATCCTCGCTTGCTACACCGGCTGCCATTGAAAGGCTATAACGTTTTGCATATGATAGTGCACTACCTTCTTGATGAGCGTTTTTGTTGCTATTTGGAATGAATACAGGGTTAAATTCAACATATTGGCCAGACTCGTGAAGAAACATGGTCCATGCTCCTGTTTCTCCCTTTTCGTTTGTCACTGTGTCTTGAAGGAATGTCATTTTGCATTTTGCAAGTGCAGGTGTTATTGCATCAATGACTGCTTGTAAGTCTGCATATTTTGATTTCAGATGAGGGTTTACTTTGTTCTTTTTTGGTGCTTCTACTATCTCGCGAAATTTAACAAGAGCTACAGCGATCTCAGTAAATGATTCACTAAATTTCATTGGTGTATCTTCTCCTTTTGTTTAACAAGTGGTATCATGTCAGTACGTTTACTTTTGTTTGCGGCTCGCTTTGGTGCTCGAACACCGGGCGGGCTTTACATTGCTAATTGTCTTACCGCATATAGACGGCAATTTGTCGTTGCGTTTGATATGGATCACCTCCTTTGAAAGGCTGATATAGATGTCTGATAAAATGGATCTCATTATTGAGAAACTCGATAGCCAAGAAAAAATGATCACTCAACTCCTTCAAATCGTTGGTGCTACTAACAACAAGGTTGCTAATTTGGAGAAAGTACAAGCTCAACATACTGAGTTATTAAATCAACTTATTGACTCCCAAGAAAATCAGGAATACTTACTTAATGCACTCTCTGTGCGATCCGCTAAACAGGATGCTGAGATTCTCAAGCTACAGAAGACTAAGAGAAACGCAATCTAGCCCATCGGGCTTTTTTTGTTGCCTCATACTGCTATTTTGTTCCTTGAACGAACGTCGAAGCGTAAAAAAATATCATTAAACGCATTTTCAATGTTTGTATTCAAAACATGTACTATTTTGCATGCATACTCTAGGTTAGGATCTTCTTTTCCTAATTCAATACGACAATAAAAACTTCTTGATATACCAACTCTATCGGCTACTTGTTGTTGAGTAAGTTTTAGTTTTTTTCTAGAATTGTGCAACTCTTCCCGCATTCTTTCCACCTCCAAACATTTCGAAATTACCTAACCTTTGATATTATTATAGTTCATCTAACGAACATTGTCAACGGTAATTCAAAAAAAAGTTCCTATCGAGAACATATCACTTTATAATTGATCTTAATGAATGGTTAATGAAATGAGGTGAATCAAAGAAGTGAAAGTTTTTGGGGATCGTGTCAAAGAGTTACGAATCAATAAAAATTGGACACAAGAAGATTTAGCGAAAAGAATTAATAAGCCACGTTCAACGGTAACCAATTATGAGAATGGGAGAATTCCACGGGATAAACTGGTTATGTCTAATTTGGCCGATGTTCTAGAAACAACTGTAGATTATTTAATGGGTAGAACGGATCGGCCAGGACTAACAGATAACAAAGAAGAAGCTTTAGACTTAGAAGAACTTTTTAAAAAACCCCTTCTATACAAAGGAAAAGAGATCCCAGACGAGGAATTAGATTTCTTTCTCAATTTAGCTGATCGAATTCTTTCTGATCTAGAAAGGCGTAAACGCTGACTTGATCCTGTTTTAATAACTCACGTAAAAGTAGTTCTACATTGAGCGTGTAAATACCAGTTTCCCGCTCAATCTTCATTACTTTTTGTTTTAGCAGTTCTCTTTTATTCTTGATATTATTCTGTTTTGAAATACGATCCATGATATACAGAGTATTCCTGTAACTTGATTTCACCAAAGTACTTTTTGAATCGAATACTTTGAATTGTTGACCAATGCTATCCAGAAACTGTTTAACTGGGTAGTTTTTTTCTGTTTCCATCGTATTCATGTTTGTTCACCTCGTATGTGATTTTATTTTACCTCCACACAAACAAATGTTCTACAGGTATTTATATACATTTCATTTTGAAACTACAATATAGTTAGAACCATTTTCCATAAATAAAGGCATCAATGAAATATTTTTTGTCAAAAAAAAGAAAATTTAATTTTAATTTTGATATATTCGGTTTATATTGTAATTAAGTATAGTTTCTATGTAAGCGTTTGCCAATAGTTTTAAGCAAATCTGGGTTACCCAACTTTTCGCTGGGTTTTGGGTAATGCCTGATTTTTCTGACTAAAAACCCCTTGATATACAAGGGGTGTCTATTCCTAATATTCTGTTATTACCCAAAACCCAAAATAAATCTGGGCAACCCAAAATAACCGTTTTTTAGAGGATGTATATTATACTTATTGGAAAGCGTGGTTTTGCTAAATGGATTCTAAATCCATGGGAATGATCATCGCAACTGAAAGAAATAGAAAACAACTATCACAAGATGAACTAGGCAAACTGATTGGCATTTCTAGATCCAGTATTGGTAGGTTGGAACTTGGACAAGTATCTGACCAAGAAGTATATTTTGCTGCTGCTCGACAACTCGGATTTGATATCAAAGAAAAGCTATTGCTTTCAAATGATACGGATCATGCAAAAATGATCTTATTGCATAAGACAGATTTAGCACCAGCAACAGATGCTCTTCTAGCCGAACTAGAACCACAGGATATGAAAAGTAATCTGGAACATACAGGATTCTTACTTGTTCATAAGTCAAAAGTACTCCTGTTTCAAAAAAAAATGAAAAAAGCAGTACAAGTAGGCGAAGAGGCAATTCAGTATCTAAGGAAACATATAAAAAAGCTAAAACATACCAACCTTTTGTCCTATGTATACAATGTGATCGCAAATGCTAAATATTTTTTGAACGATGTAGATGGAGCACTAAAAGCAATTGATAACTCTATCGCTGCCTTTGATGAAAGTGGAGAAAATCCAAAGCTCTTTTATCAACTGCGTATCAATCGATGTGTCTTTTTAGAAAAGATGGGAAGATTTCTTTACGCACATGACGATATAGAATATTTATATTTAGTTCTGGATGAAATCGACGATCCCGATGTTCGATTGAAAGTATTGGGATATAAATCTCTCTTGGAAAAGATCAAATCACGCAATACAACCGCACTTATGATAGCAAAAGAAGCTCTGGAATATGCTAGAGATAACAAAAAATATGACCAGCACTGCTGGATCACTTCATTGGTTGCAATTCTCTATTCAGACTTGGGAGAAAAGAAAAAAGCAGAAGATTATTTCCAATTAGCTCTTTCCTATCAAGATCGATTAAGTAATCCAATTATCATTGTTGAAGCTTACACAAAAAAAGGCTCATTTCATATGGCGGAAGGTCAGATAAATCAAGCCAAAGCTTGTTTTGATGCGGCGATTTCTATTTGTCAGCAAAACAGCTATAATGGCCATCGATTTGTGAATGTCTTAGTTGCTCTAAGTGACTACTATATCGGTATCGACCAATTAAAAGAAGCCGAGAAACATCTCCTTACTGCTCTAGAAATTGCTGAAAACAGGCAAAGTGATAAGTTAGAAACAATTATTTTATTGCTTACAAAAGTTTACAAAACTCAAAATACAGAAAAGTTCTTTTTTTACTCCGAAAAACATCTTATGTTACATACACAAAAATTGGAGGTTCATAAATTATGAAAACACTTATTGCAATAATTGCCGTTGCAATCCTTTGTATAGCTCCAACGAATACTTCCTTTGGAGACGGGTACAATCAATCCGAAACACAATATGTAACTTATTTTGAGCCATCCTGCTGCTAAGAAAGAAAGGAGGTTATCATATGGGTTCAGATCCAGTACCACCGAAGCGATAGCCCTAAGGGGCTTTTTTTATTTCGTCAAGTGGGAAACAAAACACATCGGATGGAAATATAAAAGACTGGGATAATCCCCAGTCTTATGTTTTACTTTTCTTTTAGATAGATCTTTTTCTTTTCTTTAGCAGAGCATTTTGGGCATATTGGATTACTCTCGTTTGTTTCGTAGTCATCACGGCATTCAGGGCACACATATTTCTTAGCCAATCGGATCAACTCCTTAAAAGTAGGTGTAACAATGGAAACACACGAATCTTTCTTAAAAGGGTACAAGCCCTCTTATCTTTGTTCTAGTCGATTCGATGGTGAAATACTCCATCAATTACATAGCCTGAATTACCCCCATGTCATCGAGTATGAACTAGAAGACTTTGATAACCCTGGCACTTTGTACGATATTGGGATCTTGTTTTTTCAAACAGAGCAGCTTAAAAGCAACTACTTAGCAGCCGTCAATGATCCATCAATTGAAAATACATACTTGCTAGGCAAGATTCTTGGTTACCCTCCAGTAGCATGCAAATTCTTTGCAGATGCTAACAATAATGAGGAACTATCAAAAAAACGCGCTGGCTTTCAATATCAAGGCTATAAGTTTGTTGGGAATATTGATGATTTAGATGAGATAGTAATGTGGTTATGGGGTAATGTCCCTGCTCCAGTGGCTGGTGTGGAAGTCGAATATGAGGATGAAATAAAAGTAATCGAACCAGCTATTGTTACATAGACCACCTCCTTTCGAGGTGTATTTTTTTATGTTTTTTTTGCTGTTTCTATATTAAGTTTATACTATAGCTTATGCTGTCATCAACATAAAAGTACATTTATTTTTACATATATACAAATTAATGTGCAGAGGAGTAAAAATATGATTTCGTTTAAGCCTTTTCGAATGTGGCATGCTGCTGACAACCGAAACCGTATGGAACTTGTGGAGAAGGTTGGATTAAACTCTAGAACCGCCTCCAAAGTGTGGAAGGATGAACCTGTTAGTTGGGATACAGTTGATAAAATCTGTAACTATTATGGGCTTAGGATTGATCAAGTGATCGAGCATGTTCCAGATTAAAAAAATAGGAGTGATTGATATTATGGTTAATCTTCTTACTCGGAAAATTAGTAAAGATTGGTCAAAGCTTCGAGCATTGGACTATACAGACCGAATCTATTTGGATGACGAACGCCTTATCTTATCTAAGTTCAATCAAATCAAACCAATGATCTTACGATCTATCCAAGATCATTCTCCCAAAGCTATTGAAGACTGGCTTGGTGATGTTGCAATTTACTTTGGAAAACAAGACGACATCAAAAACCGTAATATCTGGCTGGATCTCTACGAATGTTTCATGTTGCTGGCAGAAAACAACTTACTACACTTACATAATGGACAACTAAAATAACCCCTCATAAGAGGGGTTTCGCTTTTACCATTTATTTTTCTTCTCTTTTTCTTCACGATCTTTTTTAGCTTTCTCGATTTCCTTTTTTTCGAGTAATTGCTTGTGTGATTCTTCGTGAGCCTTACTACCTTTTGAGTTGTCCATGAAACCTAATCCCATCATGCATTCCCCTTTTTTTTGAGGAATCCACGTGGTACACTCTATTTGCAGACAGGAGTCCCACGCGGATTCCTTTTTTATTTGATGGCAGCCGCGCCGCCTGTTTTAGTAATCATCATAATAATTATCATCAATCAAACATGAGGGGCAGCCGTCATAATGCTTGGGAGCGTATACTCTACTGCACTCTGGGCAAGTTGTTTGCCCCTCTTCCATCAACTCTTCCCAATACAAATCAACATTACTTTCATCAATGTAATCCCTACTCATGTGATACCTCCAACCTCACAAAAATAATAAGATGTAACCTGATATATCCTCCTATTGTAGCAATATTTGGAGTTCTTTCCCTCCATGCAGCCCACCATACAGATGAGCTGTAGCAAAGAAAGTTATCTATAAGCATCCTCCAGATCACGTAATTCCTCTTTGAGTTCGCGTATTTTCTGCTCAGTCTTCCAACACTCTTTCTGAAACTCCTCAAACAATTCTTTCTGTTTTTGGTACTCTTCTCGTGCATCGTCTGCTCGGTCTTCGAGTTCTTCAATTATTTCTTGATCCTTATTTTTATATTTGGCGTTACGCACCTCACGCTCGCACCGCTCGGTATCTTCTTTGTAATACTTCATTTCATATTTAGCGTCATCTCTTTCCTTCTCGTATTGACGCAAATAATATTCCTTTTCCCGTATTTCGGTTTCTAGCTCACGTATCTCAGTTCTTAGTTCATCCATTGCGTGATCAAAGTCGCGTTCCGTATCTTTGATTTCTTGTTTTTTCTCTCGATACAAACGCTCGTAATCCTCTAGGTCACGTTTTAGCTTCTTTTCTTCGCGCTCATACTTCTTCCACTTTTGTTCGAGTTGAGTAGTTATATTGAGGGCGTACCCCGCATCAACCCTCATTTTATCCTTTTGCCGATGGTCTTTTTCTGTCTGCCAAGCCCAGTGGAGCTTTAGATACTCATCTTTCTTTCGCTCCCATTCTTTGTATTTGTCACGAGCTTCTTGTTCATTGTCGTAAATCCAGTTTTTGTATCGTTCTATTTTATCCTCGATATCACCCAACTCTCTTTTCAATTGGTCTATAAGCCGTTCGTATACGCTCCGACGTTTATCTGACACTGAACTACTCCCACCAAAGAAACTCAAAAATCCCATCTGTATTCCTCCAATATGTTTGTATTATGGTGATTTCCCTCCATCCAGCCCATGACATATATTCATGAGCTGTAGCAAGGAACTAACCTTTCAAACGTTTTAAATCCTCGTTTACTCTGCGTTGTGCTTCCTTTGCAGCATCAAGAAGAACATCAATTTCCTTTGCTGTAAGACCTGGTTTACTCATATACTTTTTAATGGCCTCCAAAGCTTCCTTTGGATCTCCTGGGATGTACATGTAAAACACTCCATTTCAATTTTTATTTGTTATTACTTGAATTTCGTTTGATAAAATTAGTACTCCGCTGGTTCACGAGTCATTGGAATCACCTCGCAACATGGATTTTTATATTAAACAGGATTGTTAGTTATCGGCTTATCGGCTCTGTTGGCCATGGCTCTAAATCAACATGGTTGATTAACACTGTGGGATTCCTCCTTTGCGGAAAGCTCCCACACGTGATAAAATGAGCTTCTGAGGGGCACTCTTACCACGTGTGAGGGTGCTTTACTTTTTTTCTGGTTTCTGTCCATGCTTCTTGACAAATTCCTCTGTTGACATTGTTCCTGCTGCTACTGCTGCAATGTCGTCGATGATGTTGTAACGAATCATTCATCTCACCTCCTAGAGTTAATAAAACCTCATCTGATTTACCAATCGCATTCCGGTAGCTGGGTATCTGGTGCTTTACCACTTTCAATTTGATTCTCGATCCCTCTGCCGTCTTCCCACTCTGTGATCTTTTCCCCGCCAGATTTACTCCAAAGATTATCAAAAATATTGTCTGAACTTCTCATATGATTTCCTCCTAATAATCAATTCCATATTTTCGGAACCATTCTATAAGCTTTTTCTTTTCTTCTATCATGCGCTTTGCTTGACGTTGCCAATGATCATAATCGGGATCGTTGGGTGTTACATCGTTCAAACAAGAATAGATTTTACCATCAAGTTTGTAATATCGATCTAGTTTCCCATCGATCTCAAATTCACTCGGTTTAAAGAACATCTTTTCACCTCCCCCACATACTTGAGTTCCTTCTAGTTGATGGAACGGTCAACGGTAGCAACCAAACCGAAATATAAGAACATTCCGATTTTTATAAGGAAAGCTACAATCACGTTATCGGAAACTTTACGAGCTACTTTTTTAATAGCAAGTTTCAGCTTCCAAATCGTCGCCACTAGTTGCACCCCCACAGATATGACCACCGCTAAGACTAGAAGAAACTCAAGTAAACTAAGCATTGTTTGCACCCCTTTCGTTGTAGTTGAGTACATCATACTTTAAAGTTAATCAAAGTGCAAGCACTTTTTATAAATTTATTTAACCTTATTTAACTTGCATTAACATTAAGTTTGCATTATAATGTAAGAAAAGGAGGGTTTGAGGTGAGCAGTTTAAAAAACAGAACACGATTTAGTAACACGATGGAAAACGGACTTTTCGAGAAATTCAATGAATTATCAGAGGACACGATGATCCCAAAATCAAAACTGCTTGATGAGGCGATTAAACTTCTACTGGAGAAGTTCAATAAAAACAACAAGGAAAACGAATAAGGAGGCTTTTACAAATGGGAAGTTCTGACGATGTGTTGAAAAATACATGGGCTGGTTCTGGAGGAGAAAAAGTGACCGATTGGCAAGATGGGAAAGGAATCGAAGGGCAAATTGAATCCGGCAAAGGCGTAGATACAAACGTATCTGAGTGGGACAAAGTAAAATCTGATTTCTAGAAACACAAATAACCCCGCCGAGCCGCGAAACTGGACGGGGAATGTCCAAAGGAAATTTGAACATTTCAATTCTAGCATATCTATCTACTACTTATTAGGAGAAAATAACAAAGTAAACAAATGTTCATCAAATTCTTTCGGATCAACACAGAATAGAAGGAGTGCAAACAATGAAAGAATACTTGAAAGAACAAAACGGTGGAGAACAAGAATTAAACAAAGCCACTGTTGGAATCGGCGGAACTGCTTTTATCGGTGGTTTATATTGGCTTTGGAACAAATTAAATCCGATCCTAGAGCCAGAGCAGGCAACTGCAAATACATCAAGCTCATTTGATCAAATAACAAATACAGCTGTAGATATCATAGGGATCGGAGCTGGAACGGCTGCCGTAGCAGGTCTAACCTACGGCGGTTTGAAAATAGCACAACTAAAAAACGAAAAATTAGACGTGATTCAAGTAGCACCAAGCCAAGTACATGATATTAAGTCTCATGATATAGAAAAGCTAACAAAATCATTCTTTTATGTGCAGCGTCACTGGTTCAAAAAAATGATTAAAGGAAAAGCTTGGGCTAGATATCTGATTATCAAAGACGAAAAAGGAATTATTAGTTTTCGTTTTTTAGTCCCACAGGATCAAACAGAATCCTATATGAACAACTTGAAAGAGTTCTTACCTCATCATTCAGTGAGATTAGATACAGAATTCGATGAGATACCTTTTTTCGAGAAAGGAACAGGCTTTTCAGGTCACATGGTATTTAGTCGAAAAGAAGGCGGCTATGGTATCAGCAACATTCTTTCTAATAACATGGGCTCAATATTGTATACCATGCCGAAAAGCAGTGTGATCGATGTAAGATTCACACCAACTGATATAGATGATTTTCGTGAAGATGGAAAAAGCGCATTAAGCCGCTTCTTATCCAAAAAGAAGAAAACCAAAACCGAAAACATGGATGAAACAGAAATAACAAAGCGTTTCCGAGGTCATTCAGCGTTTGAAGTCACTGTAAATCTCTGGTCTAAAAAAGGAATCGTGGACATATCACGACAAATAGAGCAGCACACAAAAGGAGTTAACAACTCTCTCATATTAAAGAAACATTGGGTGTCTCGAATTCAAAATGGATTGAATTACAATTTCATTCTGCCTAGAAGGAAAATGATCTGGAATGATAATGAGTTAGCACAATTGCTCTTTACTCCACCTACTAATCACCAAGTCATGGAACAAATAGAAACCATTATGGAGAAGCTCAAACCGAAAAATCATGAACTACGTAAAGGTTTAAGAATCGGTTACGCTGATCATGAGAGTCTCCTGCCTCCAAAGGTTAATGGAGAACGAACCATTGAGGATATCATCCAAAAAGGTCGCCCGATTTATCTAGATTGGGAAACATTAGACCGTCATGGAATTATTCCAGGTATGACCGGATCAGGTAAAGGGGCAACTTTGGGAAGTATTGCAGATGGATTTGTTGAGGCTTGGGTATTGGGTTTAATTGAGGCTGGAATGACTCAGTTTGATCCACATGAACTTGCGAATCTTCTTGTTATGAATCGATTATTAGAACAGGAACGTCAAGGGGTGAAAGTAGATTGGAGCCGGGTTAGATGTTACTCTTTCAACCCAGAAAATGAGTATCCTACGCCGTTGAATTTACTTCACTTTGATGAGAATAACCAAGGTTCTATATCGGCAAAAGCTGCAGAGGCAACTCAAATTATTCTGTCAGCATTCCCTGGTGATTTATCAAAAAGCGCTGTTTTATTGCAGATGGCTATAGAAGCTCTTTTATCAGACGGGGAAGAAAATCACACTATCGCTCAAATAACGAAAGTATTCCGAGATACAAACTTTCTCTCTAATGTGATTGATGAAGTGGACAACGAGTATATAAAAGCTGAGTTAGAAGAATTACTGGAGGAAATCCTTGAAAAACAAAAGCAAGGAAAAAAACCTACTAGCATTTCCGCAATTGTAACCCGTCTTTTTCCTTTCTTAGGACACAAAGATATGCAACGTAGTTTTGCACAAGCGAATAATGTCATCAGTGGGAAACGTTCTTTTGAAAAGGGAGAAATCGTGCTCATTGATTTCAAAAATGCTAACGATGACGTTTATAAATTAACAGCAGCATGGGTAGCGAATAACTACTTTCACACGGCAAAAGCAAGAGAAGCCTACACCGGAAAACATCACTATATGATCGTAGATGAGGCCCAAATGTTTAAAATCGAAAGATTCGCCGACATAATTCAGCAGACAAGAAAATTTCGTTTCGGGCTGTGGCAAAGTACTCAAGATGTTGATTCACTCGATCAGAAAGTAAAAGACGCGTTAGAAATCAACTGTGGCTTTCAAATCTCACTTAGACAAAAAGGCGATGTGAGTCTTGCAGTCGATTTGATGAATAACACATTCACGGAAGAGCAAATCAAAAACTTGCCTGACAATCATGGCTGCCTCTACTCTATCGAAGGATCAGCAAATGTAATCTTTCCTGCTCCAGCTTTCATTTGGGAAGGAAAACGAACCAAGCAAGGATCAGATGAATACAAACTAGCCTACAACCAAGCAAAAGAGAAGTTTTATGAGCTAGTGAAACGTGATTGCAAACATTACAAAGAAGTTGACAAAGAGATCCGCGATAAAATGCAAGGCAAACCGAATCTCACAGTAGTATCTGGCGGCGGTTTATCTTCACCAGACTAGAAACTTTAGTTTGGTGAAGTACTTTTATTTTCTTTAGTCCGGTAAAGCGGTCAGCCT